AGATACTTTTCAGATTCTTCCGGAAACTCATCGATAATGCTTTGAAAATCCTTGTCGAGCCCATGAAAATCTATTCCCACCGCATCACTCATAGGCTATCTCCTTTTCCTTCTTCTCCGTGCACATACACTCAGCGATATAGTTTTCCTCTAGGGGATTAATAATCGACTGAATTATGAACTGCCGGCCTTTATACACGAGGATATCCGTAGGCTTTAAGCCCTCCCAGTAGCGAAGCGTAATCTTAACGGACAAAGTGTGGTATTCCTTGTAATACTCTGTATATTCGCTTCCTCTTACCGGTCTAATCTCGCCGTAGAGCTTTTTAACCGGATTTAGCTTCGTCACGGTGGATCCTACGGCATTTTCCGACTCTTCGTAGCGGTAGACGGAAATGACCTTCCTAAGCCTTCCCGGATTAATCGCCATTTTCACCACCTCTCGGAAGTAAGTTCTTCGCATGCATGGAGAGAATGATTTCAGCCGTTCGATTTACGTTATTCTTATCTACAGTCATGGAGCGATTGTCATACATATCCGCGATGAGGGTAAGAATAGCTATCGTAATATCCTCGTACCTCTCCATTTCCAAGTCGCTAAGCCCTGTATAAGACCTTGCATAGGATATCGCCGCAATTTTCATGGCTTCCAAAGATAAATTCTCGCTATCGGATACATCGTCATCCATAATACGGCAATAATTCGCGATAATTGGTATCGTAAGTTCACTTACTTTCATTTAAATCCTCTCCATCTTTCACTGGCTTCGATTCCGGGCAAGGAATGCACAAGAGAAATAAGTTTATACCCCTCATGCTTTTCCCTGCCTAAAATCCAAAATCTATGTATTTCAGATTACTTCATGGTTAACTTTGCAAGCTTCTGCGCGTTCTCTACCTTCGCATCAAACTCCATCCAAGCAACAACACCAAGAGCGTGTTGCGTTGCGAACTTCTCTCTCAGCACCTGAATCTCCATGCTTTCGGACAGTTTCACAGCAAGGCCGGACAGATCGCCATAGATAATCGGAGTCTTTCCGGTAGCTACTTCATCCATGTTCTCGGATACATAAACAGGTTTTCCGAAAAGAGTGTAGCCCCACTTCGTCGTAGCGTCCGGATTCAAAAGATATCTTCCTTCATTGTCCTTCAACTGTCTAAGAGCCGTTCTCGTTGCACGGGACATAATCCAGCAGGCATCTGCCTGATATGTGTCAGGAACAGAATCCTGAAGCTGAATAAGCTCGTCAGTATCTACCTTGGTTGCCGTCTTTGCGGTAACAGTCTGCGTAATACCCTTCAGCATACCGTCTACTTTTCCGACTGCGCCCTTAAGAAGCTGACCCTCCACCCATCTGGAGATACTCTCCGCCATGTGGGACACTACAAAAGAGGTGATGTTAAAGTCGGAGTTGTTGATCAAGCTCTTAGACACCTTCGTAAGCGCACCGGCAAGGAAGCCCTTAAGAGAGATACTGCCAAACTTACCGGTAGAGGACTCAAGCTCTACAAACTCGTCCTGATAAGACATCTGAATATCCTTCGTGTCCGCCGGATAGAACGGAATGGTAAGCTCGCCCTTTACGTTGTAATGGGTCGCCTTATTAAATACCGGGGAGATCTCATGCACCTTCTCGATAATCTTGTGTGCGATGGTGGACGGGATAATGGCACCGTTATCGGAAGTTGTTAGGTTATCCGCTCTTTCCTCAAGAACTACGCCTCTAAGGTAGTTTGCGAAGGCTCTTTCTTCTTTCTCTTCGCTCTTTTCCTCTTTCTTCTCCTCCTCTACCTTCGGTGCTTCCCTAAGCTCGTACTTCTCCGCTCTCTCCATCTTTTCAATGGTTACGTCCAGCGCCTTTACTTTCTCTTCCAGCTCATTAAACTTCTTGTCTTCCTCTTCGGTAAATGCTCTTACCTCGGCTTCAACTGCCTTAGTAAGCTGCTGCATTTCCTCAACTACTGCATTTCTCTGTTCCTGTAAAGCTTTCATTTTTTCGTTCATTGTTTAATCCTTTCTTAGCTCATTTACTCTATTCCAATAGCTGTCCAGCTTTGGAGGCTCTTTTTCTTCCGTGACTTCCGCTCTCTCTTCCAGTGTTTCCCCTTGTATGAGCTCGTCCGCACGGGTGCTAATCAGCGTTCCTTCATAACAGGGGAGCTTTCTATCATCGATAATGGAGACCTCTTTCAGCTCCATATCCTCAACATACCTGCGTTTTAGTCCTTCTCTTGCGTCTTCACTACGGGAATCCCTATCATAGAAGCCGAAAGACCAGCCACGGAGCTTCCCCGCGCGGGCTTTCTCAATCACCTCTTTATCCGTGACTGTGGCTCTTGCCTTTAATCCGATGGAATCCTCGGTAAGCTCGAGGTTTGTCTTAGTGCTTCCGAGAACTCTTTCTTGGTCATGGTTTAGCAAGAGATCCACATCATTTCTTGTAAGCGCCCTAGTAAAAACACCGGGAACAATCTGCTCTACAAATCGCTCACCGGTGCTTCTGTCTCGCATTGGCCGTGAATCCCTTCCTACGGCATTCACATAGCCTTCAATTTCTACGGAATCACTCCGTATTTGAATCTTCATTTTCTTCTTCCTTCTCCTTTCTTATCATTCTTTCCCTATCCTCCCTAGCAAGCTCGATTCCCCCTACCTGATTCATGTTGGGTACAAAGGTTACTTTCTCATTCGGATAGTACAGAACGTCTTGAAGTCCGAGTTTTACAAAATCAAGCCCTAACGGCTCCATATTCTCTTTGAATCGGATTTCATCAATCTGCATAAAGCCGTTCTTGCTGGCTATCTCATAAGCCTGATAGCGCTTTAAGACATCGGCTTTAGTAAGTTCCGAGGTGTCTGCAGCCCACTTATACTCTCCCTTCTCGGACTCCAACAGGAAGTCCCGATTTAATGCCGTTTCAAACTCTTTCAGTATTGGCTGCACGCAGTATTGCAGGAAAACGATTCTATCTTCCTCCGACGCGGTATTTTCTCTGCAAATCAGCTGATAGGGAACACCGAATATCTGGCAGATCTCCCGGGAAAGTGTAGCAATATTCTCATGCAGCTGCATTTCTGCAGGAGTCGCGGAGGACTCTTGGAAATCCAAACCGTCGTTAAGAATGACCACATTTTCCGAATTCTCATCGGAGAAAAGGCGATTCCAGGCGCTCTTTAAGTAATCCATAGCCTCCTGTGAAAGCTTTTTATCTGACTTCACAAAACCTTTTTTCACACCTCCGGTCTTTACCATCTTGTTTTGAAAGCGCATCGTCCTAAAAGCCGTGGAAAAAGGCTCCGCATTCTCTTCTACTACGCTTTTACTGTCGTAGCCGTTTCTTGTATGGCGTAAAAGCTTCACAAACTCGTGCGGATAGTACTGCTTTCCGTTTACCAAAATCTTATACTCCTTAAATATCGGATCCGCGTTGTAGTTAAAGCCTATCTGCACGGGGTCCACATATCGAAGACTCTTCACCCTATTTCCGACTCGCTCAATATATGCGTACCCGCCACGGTCAAGAAGATAGTCCTCTATCAAAGTGCGTTTCATCTGGAACGCGTCCAAGGTATCTCCAGTATCGGTGTTTAAAATCGTAACCCTTGCGTCTTCCCGGACTTCGGATAACTTGATTTTATCTTTTTCCACTTTATAAAGTTTAAAAGGAATCATTGCTACCGTATCCGTAATAAGATTCACACACGCCGCTACCGCCGGAATCTGCAAGGCCTGCTCTTTCGTCACTCCGGAGCTTCCTAAGAGTGCTTTAAGCAAGGGATCGTCAAGCGGCAGCTCTGTATCCGCTCTGATTTCTTCTGTTTTTCTTTTAAATGGCCACATAAGCACCTCCTAAATTACTTGAACAACAAAGTCGCTGACTAAGCTGCTTCTTTGCAAGAGACATACAGCATTGATCAGGGACACCACCATGTCCACTTTGCCGTTTGACTTCTTTTTGTTTACATACTGGTTTTTATTCGTGTCATAAACACACTTTGCGTTCTGGAAATTAATCTCAAGCAGCGGATTCGTCTCGTAAGCGAATTCCTTCTTTAGGATTTTCTCCTTCAGATATTTCGTTGCTGGATGGAGCACGGAACTATGTTGCTTAAGTTCAATCATTGGAAAGCCCTCTTTTTCGAGCTTTTGCGCCGTAGATAAAGCATTCCAACGGTCAAAGCCGATTTCCTGTATCTCTACGCCGTACTTTTCCGGAAGGCTTAAGATAAAATCCTCGACAAAGGTGTAATCAATCACTCTGTCCCCGCAAGTATAGACATGCTCCGTTTTACACAGATTCCGATAGTCCACACGCTCCGCTGCAGCCTTTTCCTCTATCCGTTCTTCCGGAATGAAGGCAAAAGACTTTGCATAAATCTTTCCCTCAGCATCGATACAAACCATAGAAACAGAAGTGTTATCGTTTGACTCTGATAGATCCAGTCCCAAGTAAACCTCTTTACCGGCCCAGTCAATGGATTCCACCCTGCAAGCTTGCACATCTTTAACATCGATATAACTTTCTGTTCCAACTCCTTGATAAATGATGTTGCAGTGCTTAGTAACGAAGTTCTCTCTTACACTTGCGGTCGCGATAGCCCTCGTCCTCTTTTTAAGCAGATCTTCCCATATCTCAGGAATCTCCAAAGCTACCGGATTGGCCTGTTTTAGAATTAAATCATCCTTTTCCCAGTCTTTAGGGTTGTCCGGCTCATAGAGAAGGGAAAACCGCGTCTCATCCTCAACGAGTCCATTAAGGACTTTTTTTGAATAGCCGACCTCCGCTTCAAAAGGATTGTCTATTGTCGGGTACTTTGTAGAGATAACAAACCCAAGCTTATTCAATATATTAAGCTGACCGGAACGCATGGCCTCCAAAGGATAAATCGTAGGTAGAGCCCCCACCTCATCCGCACAGAAAGCATTAGGCAAACGGCCGTCCATTCTGCTTGTGGAAAAGGAAAGCGGGGTATAAACCGAGTTAAAAGGCTTAAAGCTGATATAATCCCGTAAAATCTTGAATCGATTCACGCCTTTATAGGAGTAGACCAAGGGAGAAGAACGAAGCATTTCTGCAATGGCCTCTCGAATCTCTCTGGACAAGCTACCGTCCGGTGCCACACTAAAGAACTTGGAGAACTGCGGTTCGGTAAGAAGCAGCAAAATAAAGATTGTTGCAACCGTAAAAGTTTTGAAATTTTTCCGCGAAATTTCCAATAATCCCGTTTCATACCGCCTTTTCTCCTCATTATCCCTATAGACAACGCAGAAAATTGCAATATAAAAAAGCCATTGGTAACCACAAGTACATTCGTACAGAGACCGCCCGGCTTTTAATCCTTTAGGCATAGTTAGGAGTTTCAGAAGTCCGCTCAGTTGTTTTAGCTTCTTTTCGCTGATCTTATACTTCTTATCTTTTCCTTCGCATATCCTCATGAAATCCTTCATCTGCAGCTTCACAAACTTAGGGGTAGTGTTCTCTTTGACTGCCTTCTTGCAATAAAGGTATGCTTTGTTTTCTATCATTCATTATCACCACCATTTAAGAGCTTAAGTAACGGATCCTCTTCCTCATCATCTTCCTTTCCTTTTCCAAGGTCTTTAATAATCTTCATCAAGGTCTGCACCGTCCGGTTTGCTGAATCCGTAGTCCTGTTGTATTCCGATACCGCGGGATGTGTATATATATTCTCCCTTCCCTTAACATATTCTTTCGTAGCAATTGGACCGTCTTCCTTTATCGTCTTTTCTAGATCCGTAAGAATATTTAATTGCACCTGATATCTTTTAAAAGTCGTTAAGAAAAAGAAATTAGACTGCACACCGCTTTCTTCCGCAATCTTTAATATCTCCTTCGCCTGCTGCTCAAGATTGAGTTTTTGTTTCATTTACTACCTCCTACCAATGTGCTGTCTTCACTTCTATGTATTCATACCCTGCTTTTTCTGCGTTTGTCTTCCAGTATTGCTTCATGGGTCCAAGATACAGCTGTTTCTTTTTATTAGCTATTTCCACATCGCTGTACCCCTTTTTCTTCATATTAGCGGCATGCTTCGCTAAGGCTTTTTCCCCAATATCCCGCATAGAGCCCCGGCCGCCATTTCTTGACTTTTCAGCTACTACTTTTAACTTTACGGGATTTGCATTCTGCCCCTTCCTCATAATGTATGTGTTCTCATGCACCCCATTAGTGGATACTCTCATACTATCCAAATTACTGTACTTCCCTAATATGGTTATGTCGGCTTCACTAAATGTTCCTCCAACTCTTCTATCTCCATGATATGGGTGATTGTGTGTTAGAGTACTGGCCGTAGAAACTGAGGGCGGGATAGCCGTACTCCCCTGCTTTCCGGATGTTACTGCTTGTATCAATACACCGTTTTTATCAAATACTCCGGCGTACTCAGTTTTATAATCCCTTATAGCGTTTTCAAAATCATGTACATTCATCCCTTTAAATCGTTGTGTAACATCATGAAACTGTATCGTTCGTCCGCCACCACTCGTCGAGTGACCTCTTCCACTACTTGCTCCTCTTCCTCCCATATTCTCTCCATAAAAAGAAGAGACAAGCTTTAAGCTCATCTCTTCTACAATCTGAAAACACTCTATTTACTCCAGAATCATTAGACCTTCATCCGTAAACATATCAGGGTAATATTTTTTTAAGTATTTATCATACGCTTCGTCGTCATCTCTGGCTTTTAAGAACTCCTGTCCCTGTTCACTAGGTAAAAATTCTTTCTCAAACCACTCATCTTGCTCCGAAATTACTTCATCCACTGCTTCCTTCATAGACTCTTCCCAGTCCCGCTTAAATTGTTCTTCATATTCTTTCGTCCCTTTTTTATACGGATTCATCTTTCCACCTCCTCAAGGTGTCATTTTTAAAATAAACTACCTCGGCATCCCTAAAATCAAAATCCAATTTTCCGCCATATATAAGTAGTATCGACGGATCTATTACTTCTATCATCTCTTTTACTCCGTTTTTCCACATCTGTAAAGCTTTTTCATCCTTCTTTACTCCTATGGTGCTGATGGATACTATAGAGCCCTTTGGAATTCCTTTAAAGCAAAAGTCGAACGTTTCTTTTTCCGCCCACGAAAGTGTAGGAATAACCGGAATGCCGTAAGATTGATAGTAGGCGCCAATCAGCCTTGACCGGTATACATTCCAAATCTTCATCGGCATAGGCATATCCATATAAAGACTAAAATCCGGGCTCAAAATGCAATCGTATTCTCGAAACAGCTCGACATACTTCTCGGGGTAGTTCCAAACCCTTTCAAACTGGTAATCATCAAGGTAAAAATGGATTCCTACGTTCTTTTTCTCGGATGTTTTGGCATAATTGAATCCTATGAGCTCTTCCGGGACAAATCCGTCATTCCGGATAATAGGCATCTGCCAGAAGTCCTTGGTAAATTCACATCGACTCTGAATATCGAGGTTATATGTTCTGTTCGTTCTTTCTCGCTCATCTCCGTAGTATCCTTCCTCTTCGTCTGTAAGGTCTATCGGATCCAACTTAATATCCGGTAGCTTTAAGCCGAAGTCTGAAAAACCAAAGTCTATTCCTTCAAGTTCCAACTTTAAAAGGGACTCGTCCCATGTTGAAACCTCCGAAACGGAATTATCTGCTATTCGGAAAGCCTTTACCTGCTCATCGCTTAGGGCGGCAGCCCTTATGCAGGGAATCTCTGTCATCCGAAGAAGCTTAGCAGCCTTTAGTCTCGTATGCCCGGCAATAATAACTCCGTTCTTATCAATGACAATCGGCACTTGAAAGCCGAATTCCTTTATGGAGTTTGCCACAAAGCGTACGGCGCTGTCGTTATGTCTCGGATTATTCTCGTACGGTATTAAGCTATCGGTTTTCAAAAACTCCAGTTCCACAAAATCCCCCTTAAAGCGTTATTTTTGTGAAGAAAGGTGGGGCGTCGGTGCTTAAATTTTAATGTTTTTTATAATCTTTACCCTCGGGGGGTATCCTTCCGCCGCGCTCCACCTTATTGACTAAGCCATACAACTCCTCTTTACTTATCATATTCTTCTCTGCCATCTCGTGATGATATCTGCAAAGAGTAACGAGGTTCTCATCCTGAAGCTTACCTTCTTCACTAGCAGATATCTTTACTATGTGATGAACTTCTAAGCTGTCTCTAGTAATTACTCTGTCCACCTGTAAACAATACACGCATAGATACTTGTCTCTTTCTTTAATCTCCTCTCGCTTCTTCTTCCACGCTGTCGAGTTTCTGAACTTCCTCTGCTCTGTGATCCTGTCTGCTATACGAGTGTATGGCTTACATGTTTCTCCTAAGCTATGAAGCTTACCGCATATAGGGCATAGCTTTTTCATGGCATCTCCTGTTCGGGTATAAAAATTGGAGCCGCTTATCTTTTTGGATAAGCAGCTCCGTGGTATGTTATAAAGGAGGTTCTAATGACAATGTGTGTTCCGACACTGACTCCATTATTAGTATAAAACGAACTTTCCGAACAAAACGAACAATTTTTATTTTTCACGGTTTTCTTTGATTTTTTCAAAAAATCTGTCGTGAATAACGATTCGGACATACTCTTCCGACACGTTTCCAAGCTTCCTCGCTATCCATCTCCAAGACCTGTCCTCTTTGTATCGACTCCGAATCACAAAGCGAAGCCGGTCATCCTCCAAGGACTCA